GTCTTGTTGAAATTGGTGGTGCAACAAATCCAGGTACAATTCAGCTTAATTGTGAATCTAACAGTCACGGGATTAAACTACAGTCACCTCCACATAGCTCATCGCAGAGCTACACACTAAAGTTTCCAACAGGAAATGTTACAGCAGATAGATTTTTAAAAGTAGCTAGTATCACAGGTTCAGGTACAACAGCAGTTGGTCAATTATCTTTTGCTGAAGTATCAGGTGGTACTTCATGGCAAGCAGTAAAAACTTCTAGTTTTACAGCTGCAGCTGGAGAAGGTTATTTTGTAAATACTACAAGTGGAGCGATAACAATGACTTTACCTGCGGGAACAATAGGAGATGAAGTTGTGTTTATTGATTACGCAGGTACATTTGACACTTATGCATTGACAATTGCAGCAGATGGTTCAGAAAAAATTGCAGGATCAACAGCTGACTTAACAGTTTCAATAGAAAGAGCAGGGAATACTTTAGTGTACACGGATTCTACACAAGGGTGGCTGCTAAAGAATAAATAATCATGGCTAGTTATAAAGAGAAAGTTGGGACAGCAGTCGTCAACTACGCTGGTAATTATCCAGGCGCCGTGAAAGGTGAGCTATGGTACGATAGCACTAACAAAGATTTCAAATATCAATATGCAAATGTAACTACAACAGCTTGGGCTTCAGGTAATGCTATGAATACAGCTAGAGCTACTGGAGGATTTGCAACAGCTGGTGCACAAAACACCGCTTTAGCATTTGGTGGTGACAATCATTCTCCTCCACCTACAAATAGAGATACAGGTAATACAGAATCTTATAACGGAACAAACTGGACTGAACTTAACGATTTAAATACTACTAGAAGACTTTTGGGAGGTGCAGGAACACAGACATCAGCTTTAGCATTTGGAGGAATGATACCTCCTTCTACAAATGTAACAGAATCTTGGAATGGAACCAACTGGACTGAAGTTAATGATTTAAATTCTGCTGCGGGTAATATATGTGGCTTTGGTGCGGATAACACATCTGCCTTACAAGTTGGTGCAGACGGTGTAGAAAAATGGAATGGAACTAATTGGACTGAAGTAAACGCTTTAAATACTGGAAGAAGATCTTCTGGAGGAGCAGGAATTATAACAGCTGGTTTAGTTTTTGGTGGAGCTAATCCACCCGATGATTCTCCATCTGCATTAACAGAACAATATAATGGAACTAATTGGACAGAAGTCGGCGATTTAAATTTAGGTAGGCAAAGCCCTGGAGGATTAGGAGAATATACAAACGCTTTATCAGTTGGTGGAACAACTACTGCACCTTCTTATAATGCAGAAACAGAAATTTGGGATGGATCAAGTTGGACAGAAACAGCTGATTTGTCTGCAGGGAGATATGGTGTTTTTACTAGTGGTAATACTACAACAGGTTTAGCTGCGGGTGGTAGAACAGGACCAGCTGTTGTTACATCAACAGAAGAATGGACAAATGGAGGTGCACCAATTGGTGCTTGGTCTAGTGGTGGTGCTTTAAATACTTCAAGAGAAAATATAGCTGGATCAGGAACATATACAGCAGCTTTAGGATTTGGTGGATATGCACCAAGCGCTGGTGCTCCTGTTGGTGATACTGAATCTTATAATGGAACAAGTTGGACAGAATTAAATAATTTAACTACAGCAAGAGCAAGTTTAGGAGGAGCATTAAATGCACCTAATACAGCAACTTTAGGTTTCGGAGGAATAAAACCTCCAGGTGCAACTTATACAAACGAAACAGAAACTTGGAATGGAACTAACTGGACTGAATTAAACAATTTAAATACTTCAAGAGCTTTAATGGGAGGAGCAGGATCATCTAATACAGCTGTTTTAGCTTTTGGAGGAAATGCACCACCAGTAACTGCAGTTACAGAACTTTGGAATGGAACAAACTGGACAGAAGTTAACGATTTAAATACTGCTAGAAAAGAAATTGGAGATGCTGGAACATCAACTGCCGCTTTAGCTTTTGGTGGAGAAACAGGTCCTGCAGTAACAGGAATAAGTGAATCTTGGAATGGAACAAACTGGACAGAAGTAAATGATTTAAATACAGCACGAGGAGCATTAGGTGGTGCAGGCCTTCAACCAGCAGCTTTAGCTTTTGGAGGAAGAAATCATTCAGATACTAAAGATGCAGAGACAGAAATATGGAACGGAACTTCATGGACGGAAAATTCAGATTTAAGCACAGCAAGAAGATCAATGGGTAGTTGTGGAACAAGTGCAAACGCACTAGCCTTTGGTGGAAATACTGGGTCTCCAACAACAGCAACAGAAGAGTGGAGTAGTACATCGAATACAACTAAAACGATAAGTACGGATTAATTATGACAACATACAAAGAAATACGAGGATCACAAATTGAAGCGGTAGCAACCGATCCATCAAATCCTGTTGAAGGACAAGTTTGGTATAATACAACTTCTAATGTTTTAAAAGGTTCAGTGTTAACATCTGCAGGAGCATTTGCTTCTACAAACTCATTAAACACTGCTCATGGTGGTGCAGGTTGTACTAACCAAGGAACTTATACATCAGCTTTATGTTGGGGTGGAGCAAATTCAGGAGGGTCTCCAGACTTTTTAGCACAAACAGAATCTTGGAATGGAACCAACTGGACAGAAGTAAACGATTTAAACAAAGGAAGAAATGGTGTTAGTGGAGCAGGAGTTTCAAACACTTCAGCTTTAGCTTACGCTGGAAGTTCACCAGGAGCACCATCACCTAATGGTGCAACAGAACTTTGGAATGGAACTAACTGGACTGAAGTTAACGATATGAATGTTGATAAAAGTGGTATGGCAACAGGAACTGGAACAGCAACATCAGCCTTAGGTATAGGTGGTTATGTTGGTCCTCCTGGTTCTACAGATCAAACAGAACTTTGGAATGGAACTAATTGGACTGAGGTAAATAATCTAACTACTGCAAGGCGACAAATGATGGGACAAGGAGCTGACAACACAAGTTCAATAGTTGCTGGAGGATTTGTATCTCCAGGATCTGGAACTACTGCAAACACAGAAGTTTGGAATGGAACTAATTGGACAGAAGTAAATAATTTAAATGAATCAAAATATAATAGTGGTGGTTTTGGAATTGCAACTGCTGCTATTGCTATCGGAGGTTTAACTCCATCGATTACAACTAATGTTGAACAATGGAATGGAACTAACTGGACGGAAACAACAAACTATCCAGCTAATACTAAACAGGCTTGTGGAGGTGGTGCTACTGCAGGATCAGCTTTAGCATATGATGGTGAAAACGGTCCAGACTCTGCGGTTACAACATCGTTTACATGGACAGGTCCAGGTGTAGCTCAAACAAGAACATTTACCGACTCATAAGACTTGTAATATATTTTAATTAATATATATAAGAATAAACTATAAAGGATAAAGCTATGAAAAAAGACGTTAAAGAAGTTATACAAGGTGAAGAACCACATTTAAATAATCTATTAACACAAGAAGATCTATCATCATTTAAAGGTATGGTAGACGAGCTTCGTGATACATGGACCAAAAAACAAATGTTTCGAACAGAAACAGAAGCAAGATTTTCTGTTCTACAAGATAATAGATATCCAACCAAAGCATCAAAGTATTGGCAGTGTGTGAGAGAACAATCATCATACTTAGACAACCTAATGACATTATCGTTTGACTACAGAAGAAACGAAGCAAAAATTAAATGGTTAGAAGGTAAAGTTGAAAAAGAAGAAGATGAATATAAAAAAACTAAATACAAAATAGATTTAGACGAAGCTAGATTTGGTAAAGCTTCTATGGAAAAAGTCGCAAAACATAGAATGAGAGAAATTAAAATGTGGTCTAAGTTAAAGAAAGAATTTAACGACGGATCATTCAATGATAAAGACGTTAACCAACACCAGTTAGAATCTTATGGATTGCAATACCATGAGAAAGCAAAAACATTAAATCAAAACTCAAGTGAGGCAGAAGTGTTTAATGTAATGGGTCAATTACAATCACTACAAAGAATTAAAAAATCTGGTGAATTAGAAAGCAGTTACAAAGAAAGAGAACAACTTGAACAACATGGAAAATCTAAAGTTTGATTTTGTATTTTTAGGTCAATCAATTTTAAAGTATCAAGTACCATTAGATATATTTAATAGTATTAACTATATATACGAAACGAACTATCATAATCTTGCACCTGCAAATGGTCAACTAGTCGGTAAGATAGAAAAAGAACATTCTTTATTTTATCACGGGGCCGACCAATCAAAGATGAAAAATCACAACATGTTACCAAAAGATGTAACAAATTATTTTATGGAAATGTTTAAACATTATTTAGCTTTTAATAAGATAAGAGATTATGATTTACATCTTAATTCTATTTGGGTTAATGAAATGAAACAACACGAATATAATCCAGCACATGTTCATAGAGGTATGTTGTTTACAGGATTGTCTAGTGTAATGATTTTAAAATTACCATCAACTTATGGTAAAGAATACTCAGCAGAACACGTACAGCAAAATGGTAGACTACAAATATTAGGCGCAGCTAATGGTCAATTTGCTAAGATAGATTATCAACCACCTATGGACCTTAGAGATTTTTATATATTTCCATATGATATGAGACACTGTGTTTATCCTTTTAACGGAACAAATGAGACTAGAAGAACTCTTGCTGCAAACTGTGATGTGCAGTTTGATCCTATAAAAAACAGAGGTGCAGCATAATGGATAAACAATATTACATAGATAATCACATAGGTTTATTTAAAAACTTTATGCCTAATGAATTAATAGATGATTATGTAAATTATTTTAATAAGTGTGAGCAACAAGGTGCAATCTATCCAAGACAAGTAGATGAAATGTTAGTATCTGATAGTGCAATAGATACCATAAGAGACACTAATGTTCCTATGACCTATAACAACAAACCTTTTATAGATATGTTTTTTAAAGAAGTATATCCTCTGTATATTCAAAAATATTCATACTTAAAAAAATTAGCCACACATAATATACTTGAAGTTAAGATACAAAAAACTAAAGTTGGAGAAGGTTATCATATGTGGCATTGTGAAAATGCTGAAATGAAAGCTAGAAATAGAATACTAGCTTTTAGTGTTTATCTTAATGATGTTGCAGAAGGTGGAGAGACAGAATTTTTATATCAAAAGTGTAGATTCAAACCAGAAAAAAATA